ACATTTTATTATCGTTTCCACCTTTATTAATATTAGGGGATACTGCTAAGTTATCACCTTTAGCTGTCATAGCCATTTTACCATATGAATCGGTAATAGTAAAGGGACCACGAGAAGAATCTGCGATACCATCTTCTACTGCTTGAGCTGATGAGTTGGCTAATGCTATCATCCCTGCGGTTGCCCCTATAGCTAAAGGAATACCAAATCCCCCAGGAATTTTAGAGAATGAATCGAATATACCAAAAATAGCAGTTTTAATTGCTTCTCTTTTCATAATAGCATATTGAACTGCTACAGTACCGATTGCAGCTGCTATTCCTATTAATAAATTTTTATTTTCAGCTAAAATCCCTACTAAAGAAGCAAACGCATCAATAATAGGAGAGAAAATAGTACCAATATCTGCTACAATACCTTTTAGTTTTTCCATAGTAGCTGTGAATTTTTCACTAGCTGATTGGGCTTGCATTTGTTGGTATGACTGTTCTCCAAATTTTTCAATAAACTCGTCTTGAGATAAATTTAAAAATTCTTGTTGCATTACCATTTTAGCTAACTCATCACGAGACATACCTAAAGCGTCTGCTGCTGCCTGTTGTTGTATTCTATTACCTGTAGCGAATGCTTCTGTAATTTCAGAATTTTTAGCAATTTCTTCTGAAAGTCCTGCTAAATCATTATCTAATGCTAATTGTCTGGCTTTATCAAGATTTATTTCTTTTCCAGTTAACATCTGGAATTTTAGTTCATTTTCAATTGAGGTTTCAAATTCTAATAGTGAACCCGCAATTTTATCTACTCCTTCTAAACTTAAACCTAAAGCTCGGGCTTCAGTAGCGGCTTCAGCTAATAATTGAGGAGACATTCCTAATGAAACTACAATTGAAGAAGAAGCAGTAGCTATATCATTTAATACTTCTTTTGCTGAGATTGAAGATTTTCTTTGTTTGTTTACAGCATTAACAGTTGCTACAGTATTATCTAAAATACCTTCTGTATCTTCTCCTTGAGTTCTGGCTAATAATGCTAGTTGGGATGCTTCTTTTACTCCTAAACCTAATTGTTTAGTTAAAGCAGTCATTGTAACTAATGTATCACCCCCAAAATCAGAAATAATACCTGTTTGAGCTGCTAAATCAGTAAATGATTTATTTAAATCCTTAGAAGTAATAAATAATTTATTAGAACTAGCAGCTGTAATGGCTAGGCTGTTTTGAAGTCTATAAGCGGCAAAATAGCTAATTCCTAGATTTTTTTCTAGTTGAGCTATGTTATCACTACCTTCTAAAGCACCTTTAGCAATAGCAATAAATGCTGCTTCTCCTGCTAAGGCAACTTTTTGTGCTTTAGATAAGTTACCCTCTAAAAATTGAGCAGCTAATCCAGATTTATCTAAACTTCCAAGATAAGATTTAACATTTTCAAGTATAGCACCTGTTAAACCTTCTTGAGCTACTAAATCGGTGTTAGTTTGAGCAACTTTACCTGCTAATTCATCTACGGAATCTGCTAAGGCATCTATTGCTAATTCTTGTTCTAAAGAAATCTCTACTCCTTCTTGACGTAAACCTTGTAAAGCTTCTTCTGCTATTTTTCTATCTCTAGCGTTTCTTTCTTGTAGTTTAGCTAATTTTTTTACTTCAGCTTCAGTAAGTTTTGTGTTACCTAATTGTTTTTCTTGAAGTGTTGCTAATTCTCTATTATTTTTGGCTAGATTAGAAGTAGCATTAGTTAAATCTTTTTGATATGTATTCGCTACTCTTTTAGCAGCATTATTAAAGAAATCAGTTTCCTTAGTTGCTTCAGCTATCTGAGAAGCTATACTAAGAAGTTCATTATTTAAAGCTTTATACTCTGCTTTTAATTCTTCAATAAGCTTTTTCTGATCTTCTAAATCGTCGTTAAGTGCCATAGTTTATTTATATGTTATAAATATTATTTATAACTGCTTTTTGTAGGAATTTTTACAGTTCCATCAGCATTTAACATATTAGTAGTATTAGGATTTTTACCTTCTTTAGCTTTTTTCATCATTTCTGATTGCTGATCGTAATGTCCTTTAATTTTAGAATAAGTAAACTTCCTTAACCATAAAGGCATATCATAAACTACAGGCCAAGAATATCCCCCTTGCCCGTAAAAACAAATTTCATGAATTTGAGTTAAAAAATTAACTCTATACTCTTTAGCCGAGGTTGGCGTCAGGCCAAAAAAAGTTAATCCCAATTGGGAGAGAGGTTGATTTGTTTGAAGTAGAGGGAAAAAAAGTTAAATCCACGTCTGGTTGAATTTTTTGAACATGCTCTCTAAATGCTCTAGCATCCATTGCTAAAAAGGCTTGATCAACAAATTCTCGAATAGTTTTAGTCTCTCGATCCCCATTAATAGAAGTAATCATATACTTTAAACGAGTAGTTAATTCTGGGGAGTCATCTTTTTTAAGTTTTTTTAATCCTTCTAGCTCCCTTTCAACTTTAACTTCATCACCATGAGTTAAAAATTTAAAAGTAATTTCATTATTTGAAGCTGGGAGGGTAAAAGAAAATTCATTTTGGCCCTTAGTATATAAAGATTCGTCTATTAGTTTGTTTTCAATTTGAGAAAGATCAACTGTTTCTTCTACCCCATTATAAGTAAATTTATATTCAGAACCATACCCTAAAATACGAGCAGCAACCATAATTGCGTTTTTATCACCAATAACTAAATCATTATAATCAAATTGAGTTACAATTAAAGATTTTAGTAATTTGTCTAATACGGTTCCGTTTTGAATATAATTTTGGTTAGTAAGGATATCTTCTTCCTTAGCGGTCATGTACTTAATTTCAATAGTACCATTTGATAGAGCGTGTCCTTCAGGGTAAAGTAAACCTTTTGAAGGCAATTCGATTGTTTCTGTAGGTAAGTTAAAACTCATATTTTTTATTTATAACGTTTATCGAGTATACATATCAATATAAAAAAGAGCTTAACCGAAGCCAAGCTCTCTTTAAAAAAATATGTAAACTTTTTTAGAAGTTTAAGATACAATAATCTGGTTGTACTGTCATTGTTAAATTAATAGCAGTATTTTCTGTATCCCAACCATAATCACCAAAGCTAGCATTTGTAATTAAAGCACCTTTGATAATCCATTCAGATACTACATCACCTACAGGGCCTAATACGTTGAATGTTAAGTCTTTCTTATAGAAATCTGAGTAACCATCTCTACCTGTTACTGATTCGTGGTGTAAACGTACCCATTCCATTACAGCTTGAGCACCTGAAGGGGTAATTGGGTCAAATAATGTAAATTGAATCTCACCCCAGGTTGTTTTACCTTTAACAAAACGTTGTACGTTAATATGGTTAAGAGGTACAGTACCTTGAGTTAAATTTACAGCGCCTACATCTTTAATAGTATAAGAAGGGAAACCATCAATATACATGATAAACCTATTAGCCTGTTTTGGCTCGAAGGCGGTGAAAAATATTTCGTTAGGATCTAATACTGCCATTGTTATTTATTTTATTCTATTATAAATATTTACTCTTTTAATTTTTACGCTGGGAATGTAGCCCCTGTTGGTAATACGTTAAAGTCTAAGTAAATGAATTCAGCAGTTTTAGTTGGTTGTAAGTAAATAGCACCTACTAACTGATTTCTATCAATTACGTCTGGGGTGTTATTGCTATCATCCATTACTACTTTGAAAGCATATAGACCTTGTCTTTGTTGAACAGTTTCTAAATACGGATTTACTGCTGCTAAGAAATTATTTCTTGTGGCTGCTGTATTTTGTTCAAATACTAACGTTTGAGCAACTTGTCCAATATAAGATTTAAGAGCAATTAATAATCTTCTAACATTTACTCTATCGAGTGCTGAAGCTTGTTTTTGTAGGGTCTTTTGACCATAAACTACAACACCAGTTCCAGGGAATGAAGCGATTGGGTTTACATTTGCTTCGTATAAAGTATCTCTATTAGCTTGAGATAACTTTCTTTCAGGGCGAATTACGTTGGTTAATCCTCCTCTGTTGATACCCGCTGGAGCAAACCAGGGCTCGCTTACACTGTCGTTAAATGCGTAAACTCCCCCAATCATTGTAGAAGCTGGTACCCAAACATTTTTACCTGAATCTGGTTCAAATGTCTGTAACCAAGGCCAATACATAGCAGCATACGAAGTATTTCTTGAATCTGCTTCTGCTACAGTATTAGCAATAGTAGCACCATAAGTAATTGGATCTAGTACATAAAGACTATCACCTCTACCTTGAGTGTTATTAATAAGTGTTGTAGTTTGGGTTGTTTGTTTAGAGTTAAATAAACCAGGAGTTAATAATACATTAAATCTATAATCATCTTGATTAGATAATAGATTAATCATATTAGAGTAATCTGTACCTACTAAACCTTGTGAGTTATTTGAAGTACCAGTTCCCGCTTTATCATAAAAACTATTACCAGAAGTATAATTACTAATGTTAGTACCAACACCACCAGTAAAGGCACCACCAATTGAACCTGATCCTAATTGTGGAATAGATCCTGTAAATTCTGGTTTAGCAATACCTGCATTATCAAAATAGTTTGGTGTTAATTCATTTACAGATTGAACTCTTACATATCTAGAAGCATTAGGATAAGAACCAGATGTTTCTAGATAATATTCTGTGGGATTATAGTTATATTTTTCATCACCAATTACTCTAGAAATAAAGTTATCTTGGTTAGGGTCTAAAGATAAATTATTCCAAGTTTCTAAAACAACTGGATTGTTTGGAGTATCATTACCTCTTCTAATTACTAAAGAGAAAGTACCTGCGGCTTCATTACGAGCTGCAATTTGCCATCTAACATTATCAATAGAACCTGAATCTAAAGATCCAGAAGTCATAGAACCTGAGTTGTTCCATGTTATTCTTTTTCAAA